TCAAATGACCAGTTTTTTCCATTCCTTACCGCGTGCGTCGTTGTAAATATCGGTCATTTTTTGATTCGAATGGCCTAGCAAAATTTTGGTATCAACCCCCTGCTCTCTGAACAATCGCTCTGATAAAGATCTCTGCTCATGGAAAGAGGGTGGGGTGCCATTAGCACGCCAGTTGTAATCCACAGAATCCCGGGCTTTTTTAAATGCAACGGTTAATGTTGCTGGCTTAACCATCCCGCCGCGCTTAGCTGTCCCTTTCGCGTGATGGTGGTGCAATAGCCACGGACTAAGAACGCAATCGCGGCAGGATGACACCACATCATCCAGGGTGAGATTTAATTTATCGCAACGCAGAGCCAGAGGGATGGCAATCCGGGTTCCTGTTTTTTGCTGTTCGACATGAAGATAACCATCCCGGATATCCGAAAATTGCATTTTGCAAATATCTGAAAGGCGCTGGCCTGTCATCAGTGCCAGCAGCATACCGCGCTGTAAAAAGTAACCATCCTTTTCCGCTGCGTTATAAATCATCATCCACTCATCAAAAGTCAGTCGCTGTCTTGATATCCGTACCTGCGGTTTTTTTGCAGATTCTGCAGGGTTAAAGCCTGGCGGGACATCGCCCGTTTGCTGAGCTTCCCGGAAAACATCGATCAGTACTTTCCTGAAAATTTGTCCCATTCTGTTATGTCCTCTGGCCTTGTACTCTTCCAGTACTGATACCACATCTTTTACGGTTATGGCATCTAACGGTCTGGTGCCAAAACGTTCATCAAATACCCTGAGAGGGGCCGCTTTCTGTTTCAGCGTGTTGAGTTTGATCTCGCCGTTTTCATATCTTTCCTGTTGAATTTTTCTGTAATTATTCAGAAAAATGGTAACGGTTGATGAACCGCCGGTATCACTAATAATTTTCTCCTGCAGACTGAGCATTTGTTCCATTTGCTGCCGGGCAAGACGGCTGTTCGCTTCTGCTGCAATAGTTTCTGCCAGTTTCTGGTCAATACTGCCGAGACCGTGATTTTTGCCTGTTATGGGATGCCTGTAACGCCAGTAAACTTTGTTATTTCTTTTGTCAAAATACGGAGATAATCCCGGAACATCGGTTTTATATTTTCGCGGGCGCGCCATCTTCCAGTATCCTCTTCAAAGCAGGGTGATCTGTGGCGATCACCTCCGGCTTGTTTACCATTCCGACAAAGCGAGCTTGCGGATCCACTCGCCAGCGTCTTCCAACTTTTTTGGGGAGAGGAAATATCATTCCGGCTTTAGCGTATTTACTTAACGTACTCGGAGTAGGGACCGGTTCACTGAATTCCTCTTTTGCCCACTCAGTGAGCAGAATAAGTCTTGCCATGAGCGTCGTTCGCTAATCATGGTCGCCGCCACTATAGCTGGTGGGCAACGACCGGGGTTGAACATTAAAAATCAGCCTGATTCGGGATCAGTTTTTGCCAGATAGCTGAAACGTATTTTGCCTGGTAACGAGCGTCATCCAGCGCATTGTGGCGCTCACCTTCGAATGGGATAGCAGTTCTGGCATCGAAGTCTATGGCTTTCCCCAGCTCAACGATTGTGCGTACATCGCGATCGTTGTAGTAACGCCACGGGCAGGGGATCCCCTGCCGTTCGTATGAACGGCGCAAAATCGTGTTGTCGAAGTTGGCTCCATTTCCCCAGACCTGAACAAAAAATTCACCGGAGTTTTCGTCGATAAATTCCCGCAATTGTAACAGTGCATCATCTAACGGGATTTCATCGGTCATAATGGCAGATTGCGCTTCGCGTGATTGCTTAAGCCACCATTTAATGGTGTCCCGATCAATGACTCCGCCAGCAGTTTCCAGATCGATAGTCTTACTAAATTCCGGTCCCATATCTCCGGTTTGCGGATCGAAAAATATTGCACCTATTGAGATAATCGGGGCATCAGGATTTTTTCCCATGGTTTCAAGGTCGATCATTAGATGGTCACACGTCCTGCTGGTGGATGTGATAATGCGATGACCGTTCACCGTAATTAAGGGATCTGCCGTCTCGCCAGTTTCACTATCGCTGGCGTGGTCCTGAGCGCTGCCAGCATTCTCCTTGTGTGGATGTTCAGCGCCTTCCATTTTCTCCGAATCGTCTTCCTGAACTTCAACCAGGTTCTTGTCATCGAATGTTTCCTGGTATGTTGCGTCGCCCATCACCGCGCCACAATCAGGGCAGTTGCCGCCACTCCTCTGACCGCAGGCGGTGCAGATCTTTTCCGGTTCCTGTTGCACTACTGGTTCAGGTTGTTTCGTTTCTGGCTCGTTTTGTTGCGTATTTGGGCTGTTCTGTTCCGCTTTCTGGTCGTTCTGTTCCGTTTCTGGCTGATTCTGGTACACAGAATCGCGGGTCTGGATCCCCTTAATCCATTTCGGATCATTCGGGTCGCTAATCCCTTCAACAAATTCTCCGCGAGAGGCAGCCAGTAATTTGTCTGCATCGACAGGATTTTGGGGCGGAATGTTTTTCCGGGCTTCATGGAGTTCTGCCCGCAGTTTCTGATATTTCGCATCAACAGAATTTATCTGTGGCTGAGCATCCATCGACTGCGTGTCCTGATTATGTTCAGTTGTATCCGGTTCCACTGCTTCAGTCGTTGCCTGTTCATCTGCCATTGCGCCAGATGGCTGCGGTTTTTCTTCATCATCCTGTTTTCCTTCTTTTGTTACACGCTGCGGCATTGGAGCAGAGGAGCGACCGCAGGCAATATCCACGATTTCTGGATCAGGGTTGGCATGGTCGGTTTCGGTCAGTACTTTGTTCAGATATTCGGTAACACGGTGGGGAGTAGCCTCGATACCAATTGGTGCTTCTTTCACGGACGCAACCACTATCGCGCGGGAATAATCCAGGTGACCAGGCATGGCGATGAATTTGTCACGAAAAACAGAAAAGGGCGGCTTATTCTCTGAAACGATTTCTTCAATGCGTTTGGCGTGTGCCGGATGTGGATTGTAAATATCGATGTCCATTGAACGGGCCAGAACGCCAGCGGCAACGTCACGTTCTACTGACGCATCATCGTGGACAAAACCTTCACCGCGATCGGTAAGAATTCCTCCGCCAGCATTAGCGCCGGATGGCGTGCGGCTGATGCGTAAAACACGATTTCCTTTCATCCACTCTTTTGTCAGCAGACCTCGATCGGTATAGTCAGCGTCCAGGTATGCTTCGAAAAAAGCAGTCATTAACCCCAGACTGGAATTAACGGGATTAGGGAAAACTTTGTCTGTGTCGCGTACCAGTTTGTGAAGGTCGCGAATCTCCAGCGGGTCGAGCAGCTTTGTGTTGTGGGAAATAGCCAGGGCAGTAACAGCAGGCAGTTCTTCAGCTCGTGCGATATGTAATGCCTGAAGTTCTTCCCGTGAAACGTGCGTTACCGGTTTTTCGCTGCCATGTTGCGCAAGCCAGCGAATGGGCAGTTCCTGACCGGAAATCGGCAGGAGCATATTATCCTCAATCTCAGCCATGTCTTCGCCATTGACGTTGGTATTGTCAGAGCTGGCTGGTTTGTCCTGAACTGAGGGGGAAGGCGCTATAAATATCATTGTGATGCCATCTTCCCCGCCTTTTTCATAGCGGTTGCAGAATTCAGTATCGAACACACCTTCAGGCGGCAGGTCATTAACAATGGGCAAATTCACGCGAACAGGTTTTTTGAAATCCTCTTCGTCAAATCCAGCATCGTCCATTGCGACAACACCCCGTGATATTGCAACCGATAATTTTTTTGCTGTGCGCCAGTAAAAACCGCCTTTAATCCCAAGGCGTTTTCTGACTTTGTCATTTTTGGCTTCGTAATACAGTGCAATTTCTTCTTTATCAGTGCTCATTGATAAACCTCATAACTATTTTAAGGTTGTACGAATCCCTGCCATTGCTGGCATGCTTAATCAACGGGTATGGCGTTAATACGGCTGGCGGGTTATCCAGCCGGTATTTCGTTATTCAGGTACAGCGATACTTTGTTTAACGGGAGACATTCACCGGAAATTTTTTGCTCGTCTCTTGCCTGATGGCAGGATTCTTTACTGGCATAAATTCCGGTAATCACATTCTGTGGCTCACCTGTTATAAGAAAAACCGTCATCATCAGTGCAAACGCTGAACTCACTGCTGCCCTCCGAAAATGCCAAGTTCAAGAAGGGCAATTCTGGAGAGTATGGAATTATCATTGAGAAGATAAGGCTCATATTTTCTCATCCTGATGGCGTCTTCAGTAAACTCCCGGTTACTGAGCAGAATACCAATATTAAAACACCCTTCAGACGTATTAACGTTTGGTAGTGACGTTTCCATTATCGCGTCCTCAACAATGAATTTTGTGATGTGGTGCCTGGTGCCTCCAGGTGACGTTAACCAGTTAACAATTAACGCCGGAATACAGAATCACCCATAACGCTGTTTTTAGCTTTAACTGTTCCGCGTGCGCTCAGCCGCATTCACCACATCACAAAATTCACTTTAAAAAGGGCGGCAGAGCAGTCACGGAGTAAAACTGATACCGCCAAACGTCACCAGAAAATTGATAACAGAAGGCGTTGCAGCGGGGTTGTCACTTAAGCGTATGGTCAACCTGACAACCCGGTGTCCTCAACGGGGAAGAAATAACCCCGCCATACTTACCGCCGCACCATTTCGCGGGTTGCCACAACCGGAAGCGCACGGTCGACGAAAATTTAACGACAGGCTATCTATGAACCAGCTACCTCGCCGTGCGCTTTCGCGTTATGGTCTGACTTTTCAGGGAAATATCCTTTCAGTAAACTGTCAGTGCCGGATGCTCACCCGCGTCCGGCGCACGCACTCCACCTCACCCGTGGAGAACTACTTAATTACCAACCTTAGCTTCGTTGGTTAGCTATTAACGCGGGTATGTAATCATTCTGGCAATGCTTAATGCCGCTGCTTTTTCCAGATTGGTGATATCCTGCTCCAGAGCGGACAGTTTTTCAGCCTGCTTAGCCCTGGCTTCATTGGCCCATTTCAGATCCTGCGCTGCATTAATTTTCTGGCGCATCCACTCATAAAGTTCATCATCGGTATAGTCTGGTGCGATGATGACGGGTTCTCGTTTCTGCATACTGATTCCTCGCGGTGCTGTTTCGCTTATCAGCCGTTAGATTTTGCCGAGCTGGAAAGCGCCTGTTTAAATTCGTTGAAGCTGAGAGCTTCTTCGCCGTCGGCAAGACCTTCGAAGTATTCTTCATAAGCCTTTTCCATGATTGTGTCGAAATCCATATCACTCACCTGAGTTTCTTTCCAGCCAGCGACGGGCACCATTTTCGGTTTTAAACGTTTTGCTTTTGGTATACGTCATCGCGGTGAACGTGCCGTCCTGGTTGGGGAACACGCCACATACCAGAGATTCGCTGTTGCCAAGATCGATAGTATCCATGCTGACCTCATTTCCCCTTAACGCCGGGTAGCGGAACTGTTTGCTGAGAACACCGTGCGGTGTCTTGATGGGTGGTAATTTAGTTTTCTCATGAATGTTGGTCAAGTATTTTTAATGAGAAAGCTCAATATTTAATGCAAAATAAAGCCAATACATTGAAATGTAAGGCTTTAAAATTTGTGAAGGGGGTTACTGATGTTTGTTACGTTTGCGAGCTTCTAGTAGCTCGGTGAATAGGCGATTAAAATTCTCAACGCGGGCACGGAGTTCGCTGATTTGTGCTTGCTGCTCTGATTTTGGAAGTGCGCGATACAATCGCAACATCTCCAACTCATCTTCCGATAAGTCTAAGGCGCTGTTGAGTGCAACTGGTGGATCTGGTGTTTTATCCTCGTCACCAAACAGTATCCAAGTTGGTGAACATTGCAATACCTCAGCCAGGCGATGCAAATTTTGCCCGCGCGGGGCTGTATGGTCGCTTTCCCATAGTGAAATTGATGAGCCAGATACGCCAGCGGCTTTGCTTAAATCGTTTTGACTTAAACCAACCTGTTTGCGTCTTTCTCTAATTCGTTGACCTAAAGTTTTCTCGTTCATATTTAGATATCTTAATCACCCTTGACTTGAGATTCCTTGAGTGATTACTATTGAGAAAACTCAACTTTGGAGGGGTGATGTTTAAATCAGACGTAATTAATTTTTATGGGACGAAAGCCAAAGTAGCGAAAGCTGCTGGTGTTGATCCATCTGCTGTTTCTCAATGGGGGGAACTGGTTCCTGAAGGTCGCGCGATGCGCCTGCAAGAGGCATCCGGCGGGGAACTTCAGTACGACCCCAAAGTTTATGACGAATATCGTAAGGCAAAGCGGGCGGGGCGGTTGAACAATGAAAATCACCCCTGAACAGGTTTGTGAGGCTCTGGATGCCTGGGTATGTCGACCAGGAATGACACAGGAGCAGGCGACGATATTAATCACGGAAGCATTCTGGGCTCTGAAAGAACGCCCGAACATCGATGTTCAACGCATCACGTTTAATGATGGCGAGGTTGATCAACGGGCACTGGGCGTTAACCGGGTGAAGATATTCGAACGCTGGAAAGCTATCGACACCAGGGATAAGCGGAAAAAATTCACGGCGCTGATTCCGGCAATTATGGAGGCTATCCGAATTAGTGATTTCAGGTTGTATCGTGAGATCAGTGATGGAAAAAGCATTACGTACATGATCGCCGGATTAAACAAAGAATATGGCGATGTGGTGGAGTCCGGGCTGCTTTTTGCGGATCCATCTGTTGTGGAACGTGAGACTGACGAGCTTATAGAAAAAGCTATTGCTTTCAAGCATGCGTATCGTCAGCAGTATCAATATTACTTTGCAGATAAACAAATATCTGTCTGGGGTTCGTATGAGTATCGATGCACTACGATGGGCTAAAAAGGTGAAAACCGGCAGTTCATCCAGTAAGTCAGTATTGACCTGGCTTGCTGATATGTGCGGTGCCGATTTGTGTGCATACCCGTCTGTATCTGCACTGGCAGAAGTAACGGAACTGAACAAAAAGACTGTGCAGGACAGCTTACGACACCTGATGGAGATTGGGTTAATTGTTGATACCGGTGAGAGAAAAGGCAGAACAAAGCAAATTGTGGTGTACCGACTTATCGGTGTAGAAGAAAGTGTTGCCGAGCCTGAATACACCCAAAAACGGGTGTCTTTAAAGGTGGGTAAAATTGGTGCTGTTAATAAAAACAGTACCGAAAACGGTTATGTTTCAGCACAAAAGAGCCCCAAAAACGGAACTCTTTGTTGCATGGAAAATAACCAAAGACACCCAAATTTTCCATCAAAGACACCCAAAAACGGATCACGGAACCCAAAGGAACCCAAAGATCTAAACCCCACACATAACGCACGCGAGAGTGCTCCGATCAGTGAGCAGGAAGTTTTGTCGTTACAGGCAGCCCCCCATGTATTCCTGGATGGCCTGAGCGAACCCATCGGAAAATTTCCGATGACCGATAGCTGGTATCCGTCACGGGATTTTCGACGACGGGCTGCGTTGTGGGGGATGGCTTTGCCGGAGACAGAATTTACACCTGCTGAACTTACCGCATTCCGGGACTACTGGGCAGCGGAGGGGAAAGTGTTTACGCAGATTCAGTGGGAGCAGAAATTCGCCCGTCACGTAAATCACGTCAGGGCGCAGGTTAAACCAGTCAGCAAGGGGGTAAACCATGCAGCAGCACCAGGTGGCACCGCATCACGGGCAGTTCAGGAAATTCGGGCAGCACGTGAGCAGTGGGAACGTGAAAACGGATTTATCAGCGACGGAAAGGGCCTGGAAGCTGTGGGAACTCATGGGGGAGGTTTATTCGAACCGCTGGACCCAGAAGAACGGGGCCGCACCTTCGAAGCTCTGGATTGCACAGATTGGCGCGATGACTGAGCAGCAAATCCGGCAGGTCTGCCGCCAGTGCATGGACCGCTGCCGGGCGGGTGAAACATGGCCTCCGGACCTGGCTGAGTTTGTGGCGCTGATTTCGGAAAGCGGGGCCAATCCATTTGGCCTGACGGTGGATGCTGTGATGGAGGAGTATCGCCGCTGGCGTAATGAGTCCTGGCGATATAACGGAAGCGACAAATATCCGTGGCCTCAGCCTGTGCTGTATCACATTTGCCTCGAGATGCGTTCAAAGGGGATTGAACGCCAGATGACCGAAGGGGAATTAAAACGGCTTGCAGAACGGCAGCTGACGAAATGGGCAAAGCATGTTAGTAACGGCCTGAGCGTTCCGCCAGTACGGCGACAACTGGCGGCACCAAAACGCCCGTTGGGACCAACGCCAATTGAGTTGCTGAAACAGGAGTATGAACGCCGGAAAGCGGCTGGTTTTGTCTGATTTGAGAAGTAATTTTTATCCGGAGGAAATTTTAATGGGAACCGTATTGCATGCACTGAAAGCGATGGGTAAAGCCAATTCTGTTGAACTGGCGGCGCGGCTTGATATCAGCCGTGAAGAAGTTCTCAACGAACTGTGGGAACTCAAAAAAAATGGCGTTGTTGATAAAACGGGTCACACCTGGTTTCTGGCTGTCGAAGGTGAATCCGGGGTAACCGAAGGGCAGGCACTACAACCTGAAGCGCCGGATGTGGTAACCGAAGAGGTCGCTCCAAAAGTTAGCGCTGACATGATGATTGAGTTTATCGCTCAGGAGGGGGCTAAAACCTGTGAAGAAATAGCGGGTAAGTTCGGTGTCAGTACTCGCAAGGTTGCTTCCACGCTGGCGGTGGTAACCGCAACGGGGCGGCTGGCACGCGTTAATCAGAACGGTAGATTTCGTTACTGCATGCCGGGCGATAATTTACCAGCAGAGCCGAAAGCCGCGCTGGTAACGGAAAATGATGGTAAAGCCTTTCCTCAGCCAGCAGGTGTTGCGTTACCAGTCCGGGAAGCGGAAACACAGGAAGAAATGAAAACAGAAATCGTGGAAGACATTGTGAAGTTACAGCCATCGGTCACCGAAACGAAAGCAGATGACCTGATTCTACCATCGCTGCATGTGGCTAACCGAGAGCTGCGCCGGGCGAAAAGTGATGTGCAGAAGTGGGGGCGAGTCTGTGCCGCTCTGCGGGAACTGAACAAACACAGGGATATTCTCCGGGATATTACCGCCACCAGAGAGCAGCAGTGAGTGGCTGGAAGACGTGGTGCCGGGCTGAAATCCTGATACTCCGGTAGTGTGCGGGAACGATGACAGTCGAAAGTATCGGCAGTCTGATTGGTCGTAGCGAGGCAGCGGTCAGAGCGAAAGCCCGGGATAAGGGAATAAGCCTGATGCTGCGGGGGGATTTTCGCCTGTCAGCCAAATTACCGTATAAAGCGATGGACTGCCTGAAGCGAAACGGACTGATTGGCGCTGAGGATAGTTTACGATGACCTGGCCTGAGGCATTCGTAACGGTAGGAGTTGCAATGGCGGTAGCGCTGGTGGTGTATTCGATTTGCCGCTGGGGTTGACGTAATTACTAATCCGGGGCTATATTCACCTCACGGTCGAGTTGACCGTCGGGATTGAGACCCCGGATAGAAACCGCGACAGACACACGCCGCGAGCGTGTTTTTTATTGTCGTATGCACGCGCACATCTGAATTATGGTGGGGCGTATAGGGGAGCTGAAAAGCTCGCCGGTTGGTTTCCCGGTAGTCTCAACCCTGTACGTCTCACCACCCGACGATTGAGACCTGACGGTGGTGATAGTTTAGAAACCACCCTAGGGTGTCGTTATGACTACTCAAATCTCTGTTGAAACTCTTGTTGCTATTACTTACAACCAAATCCCTGTAATTACCACTGAGTTGTTGGCGCATCTTTATGGTGCAGACGTTAAGAATATTCAAAACAACTTTGCAAGGAATGTAGGGCGCTTTCAGATTGGAAAACACTTTTTTAAGATCGAAGGTGAAGAGTTACGTGAATTGAAGCACAGACCATCTTTAAGTGGGTCTGTGAAAATCGCCCGTAACGTTCGTTCCCTCATCCTCTGGACAGAACGCGGAGCAGCCCGTCATGCAAAAATGCTCGAAACCGATCAGGCGTGGGAAGTATTCGAAAAACTCGAAGACAGTTACTTCAACCAGTACGAGAAAGAGCGGGCTATGGGAAAAATGAATATCGATTTTCACCTGGCGATCCGTGACGATAAAACCGCCTTCATCCGAAGTTATGCGCCTGGCCAGCTGGTGACGGTTGAAGAAGCCCTGGCTTTGCTTAAATCGCGCGGATGGCTGGTAATGCCACGAGATGAACTGGCCGGAAAATTAATGGAGCTTTAACCGATTGAGTTAACCTTGATATGGGAATTCCCATATCGGGAGAACATTACCATCGGGGATAAAATGATTTGCGGGGAAAGAAGAGTTAAGTAGAATTGCTGCGGGTGCTTGAGGCTGTCTGCCTCGGGCATGCCGCCGTAAGGCAGACAGAGAAAAGCCCCAGTTAACATTACGCGTCTTGCAGGACGCTTAACATTAATCTGAGGCCAATTTCATGCTTTGCACATGTAGGTTAGCCTCTTACGTGCCGAAAGGCAAGGAGAAGCAGGCTATGAAGCAGCAAAAGGCGATGTTAATCGCCCTGATTGTCATCTGTTTAACCGTCATAGTGACGGCACTGGTAACGAGGAAAGACCTCTGCGAGGTACGAATCCGAACCGGCCAGACGGAGGTCGCTGTCTTCACAGCTTACGAACCTGAGGAGTAAGAGACCTGGCGAGGGAGAAATCCCTCGCCACCTCTGATGTGTCAGGCATCCTCAACGCACCCGCACTTAACCTGCTTCGGCGGGTTTTGTTGTATTAGAATATCAGGATATTACCTGGATCCCGTTTTTCTCGACAACTGAAAGAAGCCGAAGAGCTGCACCTCCCGGGCGTTTCACTCCTCGTTCCCAGTCTGATATCAGGTTTTTACTGACGTTGAGGTATCTGGCAAAAACAGGTTGAGACAGATGCTCTCGTTCTCGCAGTGCACGGATCCTTTCCGGAGACATTACCGGCGCAGGCTGAAGACAAGTTTCATCGAATTCGCGCATAGTTTGTTTTGTGATTGCACCGATATCATGGAGTGACTCCATCATTTCATGTACAGATGCAAGTGCATCACTGCGGTAATTTTTACTCATTGGGTACCTCCGTGAACTGGCCTTGTTGAATCAATTGTGCCAGCTGTTCATCAGTAAGATTGAGGACATGGGGAGCGGCTTTTCGAAAAGCATTTTCCTCTATAGCAGTGATATTCTCTCGTTCATTCTTTGCGTATGCGTAGATGAAAAAGGCTTTTTCTGCAACGCGGTAAAAAATTATTGTCCGGTAACCGCCTGATTTTCCGCCACCACTTCGGGCTAATCTTTGTTTAATGACACCACTACCCAAATTTGCGGATATGATCCCCTTATCGGCCTGCTCCACGATTTTGCGCAGCGATTTATCGGAAATCCGATGTTTTCGGGCGAAACGTTCAAACCAGGCGTTTTTGAAAATTCGCATACCTGCCTCTGCATTTTATATAACACATAGTGTTACACCATGTGGACTATGGAGGCAATCTTTATTTGAGAATGCTTGCTGATTTATCGGTGTTCAAAAAATAGACGTAATTCAGATTGTATAAACGGCAGACAGAAAAAGTCATTGTTCTTGCGCATAAAATCCTCAGATTTACTGAGTGAAATGCGTCTCTTTTCATGGTTATAGTCCGAGAGAAGCGATAATGCATTTCATTTCCTTTACGTCAGGAGGTGTTGTGAAAATCCCAGCCAGTTTGATCCCGGGGTTTTATGAGAGCACGCGCCCGGTTGTTGTTTACAGAAACAGTGATGGTTCTTTTCAATGTGGTTTTGTTATGCGAAGTAATGAGGTTGTTGTAAGCCTTTCTCTTCTTTCTGAGGTAAGAGAGTTGGCAGGATTACCTGTTGATGATATTCAGAAGCAGCTATAAAATCAGGCTGACTTGAACCGTCGCTGAGAAACACCGTGCCACCGGAGATCCCGATGGCGCACGATAGCAGATTGCACAATTCTGCCGCCCTTGCCAGTAGGCAAGGGCGGTGTTCGCACGTATTTAAAACCGACTGGTTCCAGCATCCCCTATGCACTGAAGAACAGGCCGAATGGCTGATCCAGTGTTACCGCAGGCGCGGATATGAGTTTGAGAAAACCCTCAGCTTCGATCGTCGTCACTGGATAATCTCCGTCAGGCTCCCTTATTCCGAACGCCCACCGCGTCCGTCCCGCACATTCCAGCAGCGCATCTGGAGGTAACGTGCGGGTATTACTTCGACCTGTTCTGGTACCGGAACTCGGTCTGGTTATCGTTAAGCCAGGCCGTGAATCAATGTCAGTATTCCATAACGGCAGAATATTGGTGGAGCCGGAACCGAAAAACATGCGTGGTCTGCCGTCCGGAGTCGTTCCTGCCGTTCGCCAGCCGCTGGCAGAGGATAAAACATTACTGCCATTTTTCAGCGATGAGCGGGTTATTCGTGCAGCAGGTGGTGCAGGTGCACTGTCTGACTGGTTATTACGTCACGTGAAATCCTGCCAGTGGCCACACGGCGATTATCATCACAGCGAAACAGTCATTCACCGTTATGGTACCGGCGCGATGGTGTTGTGCTGGCACTGTGACAACCAGCTGCGCGACCAGACATCAGAATCACTCGATCAACTTGCTCAGCAGAATCTGGTTGCCTGGATGATTGATGTCATCCGTCACGCAATAAGCGGTACGCAGGAGAGGGAGTTATCGCTGGCCGAATTATCCTGGTGGGCGGCCTGCAATCAGGTGGTGGATGCACTACCTGAGGCAGTAGCGCGTCGTTCGCTGGGATTACCAGCGGAAAAAATCCGCTCCGTATACCGTGAGAGTGACATCGTACCGGGAGAACAGACAGCCATCAGCATACTGAAGCAGCGCACAAAAAATATTGCGCTGCCACTTCACGTCCACCAGCAACAAAATCCACCACAGAAAAAAACGGTTGTCAGTATCGCCGTTGATCCGGAGTCTCCTGAATCGTTCATGAGGCGGCCTAAACGTCGCCGTTGGGTTAATGAGAAATACACGCGCTGGGTAAAGACACAGCCGTGTGCGTGTTGTGGTAAGCCAGCTGACGATCCGCATCACCTGATTGGTCATGGTCAGGGGGGAGTGGGAACAAAGGCCCACGATATTTTCACGCTACCGTTGTGCCGGGAGCACCACAACGAACTTCATGCAGACCCGCTGAAGTTTGAGAAAAAGTACGGCTCTCAGATTGAGTTAATTTTTCGTTTTCTTGATCACGCCTTTGCGACTGGCGTGCTCGGGTAAAAGAGGTGACTGATGCTCATAGATTTGGTTTTACCTTACCCGCCGACGGTGAACACTTACTGGCGACGCCGTGGCAGCACATATTTTGTATCAAAAGCCGGGAAGCGTTATCGCCGGGCAGTGGCGCTTATTGTTCGCCAGCAGCGACTGAAATTAAGCCTGTCCGGACGGCTGGCAATAAAAATTATTGCAGAGCCACCGGATAAGCGCCGCCGTGACCTGGACAATATTCTGAAAGCACCGCTGGATGCGCTGACGCACGCGGGGTTGTTAATGGACGATGAGCAGTTTGATGAAATCAATATTGTACGTGGAAAGCCAGTATCTGGTGGACGTCTGGGGGTGAAGATTTACCCCATAATGCTTGAAGGGCAGGTCAAAAAATGAAACTGGAAGATTTACCGAAATACTACTCCCCAAAATCCCCTGGCCTGACCGATGCATCGGCCTCAACGTCAAAAGATGCGCTGAGTATCACTGATGTGATGGCCGCGCAGGGCATGACACAGAATCGGGCTGAGATGGGGTTTTCTGCGTTCCTTGGGAAAATGGGCATTAGTATGAATGACAGAGAGCGGGCAACAGAATTGCTGACAGAATATGCACTCAGTCGGTGTGATCGCGTGGCGGCGTTAAGAAAACTCCCGGCAGAAATAAAACCGGCAGTGATGCGTATTATGGCTTCGTATGCGTTTGAAGATTATGCCCGTAGCGCGGCGAGCAAAAAACAGTGCCCCTGCTGTCACGGAAAAAAATTTATTGAAAGCGAGGTTTTTACAAACAAGATCCAGTATCCGGATGGTAAGCCGCCAGTGTGGGCAAAGTGCACAAAAGGCGTGTATCCGTCTTACTGGGAGGAATGGAAAAAAGTCAGGGAGGTGGTAAAAGTTGCCTGTCCGGAGTGTGGAGGGAAGGGAGAGGTATCCACTGCCTGTAAAGATTGTCGTGGGCGCGGTGTTGCCATTCATCGTGAAGAGTCGGAAAAACAGGGTGTGCCGGTTTTCAGAAACTGTCAGCGTTGTGGTGGGCGTGGCTATGAAAGATTA